GTAGTTTTTCGCAGCGGGTAGCACCCGTGAGCGAACCATCAATTGACCGACAAGTAAGAGTAGGGAACCTTTTAACCTTCCCCAGATCCACAGTCGTATATTTAGCACTCCGATCCACCACCTGCACGCCTGGAAACACCTCATGCCACAGGTACTCCACCGGGTCGTCAAGAATGGTTGTCACACCGTCATATATGTTAGTCGTCAATATGCTGGAATGACCTGAAGCTAAAGACGGCTTCATCGGCTCCCTACCCATGATCCACGTTAAATAGAAAATAGCAAGAGTGGTTTTCCCAACGCCTGGGGGCATGGATATAGTGACTAAATCTAACTTGTCGTCCTCCAAGTCCTGTAAAGCGTCCACCACGGGTTTCAGAACAGAACGCCTAGGCACATAAAACTTCTTATCAGGGTCTCGATTGAACTCCAAGTACAACATGTACTCATCGAACCTGTGCGGGGCGGCGAATAAGAGGGAGCGCTTGTACAGATCGTAGAACTCTAAGTCCCCTTTCTCCCTCGCCACCTTCGCCGCCAACCGCCATACTTCACCGTTCAGATCGTAATCCTCCATGTGCCGAGCCATATCGAAGAGATCGGAAAGATTCTGGTACTTCGTCAAATCCTTCTGTTTTAACTTCTCAACGATCTGTTCGTTGGTCAATCCTTCACCTCCAAAATAGGCTCGTGAATTCCTTTGACCCAACCTATGTCAGCATAGGAATAGTAACCCTCATACGTCTTTCTGTTATTCAATATCGACCGAATTTGCGATGGGTAGAACCTCTTGCCCGAGCGAGATTGATAACCGTGATCATTGAGCCAATCGGCTATGTCTTGTAGCGTCGCACCTTTTTCCCGCTTCTCGAACACGATTCGGACAATCTCAGCTTCGCCCTCATCCAAGACCAGTTGGCGATCCTCCACCCTGTATCCATACGGCGCACGACCACCAGCGTAGCCTCCAGCGCGAGCCTTCATCCTCCTACCTGAACTTGTACGTTTGGCGATGTTGATTCTCTCCTGTTCCGCAATGAAGAGCGTCAACGATTCCAGCACGCCTGCGAACGCACCCATTGCGCCAAAATCTTCCGACACGCTAATCAGTTCAATGTTCTTCTTCTTGAGGACGAACTTGTAGTAGTAATACAAGTTCATGTCCCTCGCCAGTCTGTCAGACTTCGCCACCACCACCGCTTGAATGGGAGGATTAGCCACTTCTTCGTCATTGTACAGAATTTTATCCAGTTCTGGACGCTCTTCCTCCACACCGCTCACGCCACCATCCACATACCACTTCGTCAAAGCTAGATTGTGTTTAGCGCAGTAATCGAGAATGTCCCGCTTTTGAGCCTCAATGCCATACTTATCCTCCTGCGCTTGACCATTCGTGCTCACCCTAACGTAACCTACCACTGTTTTCATGTCGTTACCTCCTTTTCTGATTCTTATTATACACAGGTTCGTGTAAATGTCAACCCCTAATGTAATTTTTCTTTGAGAATCTGCATATGCGACAAAAAACCAAAAAGGTATTGACTTTCTCGCCAATCTGAACACATAATAAGATATGAGTTAGACCTCGCCACGCCTCTTAATTAGTTCTCTAATTAATGCGTACCAGGGCGGGGTTGCTTTTTTTTCAGGGGAAACATATGGCATTACATAAAAAGGGTATCGAGTAAATGTACCCTTTTTATTTTTTGGGGTACTCGGAGGGGTGACGAGGGTCATTCTGGACTCTCTGGAGCGGGTAGGGTAGGGTACAATTACACAAATTCAACAGAAAAAATCACAGAAAAGGCTTGCGCTCCAATGTAACCTGTGGTATAATGAAGGCGAGCAAGCAAATGAAAAAGGAGGATGATTTGCGTGACTAACAGAATAGTGTATTGGTACGACGAAAAAACGGGTGGTTATATTGAGCTGGCTGGTACCAGATGGGATGGGGATTTAAGCGACGAAGAGCTTTTGGCAAAAGCCTTGGAAGAAGCAGAAAAAGTGAGTATGGACCTGAGTTATGGAAAAATTATTATTGAAGAGGAGGATGAAGAATGAAAGAAAAGATTAGAGAGATCTTCGATCTCAAGCGGATCCAGGAATACGTAGAGAAGAACATCGATCAAATGGAATGGATCGAAGGAGATGGAGAAAAACGAAGAGTCTTAGTGATTGATACTTTGTTCGACGGTGGACTTGGCGCTTACATCCCAGGCTGGGTTCTGGAACTTTTTGGAGAAGCAGACGAATTCGACTTAGAAGATCCCTACAGCGAAAGAAACGCCACAATCTACGACGCGTTAATGTCTTTAGAAAACGAAATCAATGACTGTCTAAACCAACTCTTGCCGTCAAAAGGTACGTACTATATAGGTTATCACGAATACGATGGATCGTACTGTTTGTTTTATGAAGAGTATGAGGAGGAGCAGGTTTAACCCTGCTCCTACAAAAATAAGGAAAAACGGCTGAAAAGCCGTTTTTCTTTGTCTTTTTTTTTTATCCTCCTGGACCAGGGTCCTCCTGGACCAGGGTCCTCCTGGACCGGGGTCCTCCTGGACCGGGGTCCTCCAAGGACGCGAAAGTCACATGGGAAAGTTACGAAAGTCACATGCAAAAGTTACGAAAGTTGCAAAAGTTACGAAAGTTGCAAAAGTTACTAAAGTTACGTGCAAAAATAAGAAGCTGCCTTTTTATGGGATTGCAACGGGCGCGGGCGTGCGACAGAAAAAAAAATTACAAAAAAGGCTTGCAAGTTAATATAAGCCATGGTATAATGGACTCAAATAAAGAAGCCGTCGTAAACGGCGAAGGAGGAAGAAGAATGAACTTGAAAGAAAAAACCATGAAACAGGAAGCACGGGAGCGAATCATTGAATGTTTGAAGAACGATTACACAGGGTATTATTGCGACCTACACAACGAAGTATTCAATACAGACTACTACATCATCGGAACAAACGAAGCCAAAGAAGCCTTGGAAGAATACGACGTTTTCGAAGCAATTGAAAGAGTACAGACATATGAGGAGGAGAACTTTGGCGAAGTTTATACCGATTTGAGCGATCCGGAAAAATTAATAAACATGCTTTTCTACATCATCGGCGAAGAGGTGTTATGGGAAATGCTGGAGCACTCAGAAACATTAAGCGAAAATTGGGACAATCAAGCGGACGAAGAAACCAACGCGAAAATTTTGGAGGAACTAGGCGAATGAGTACAATAGTAATACTGATACTGTTGTTGGTATTTCCGATTATGATTTTAGTTTCCGCAGCTACAAAAAAATGAGAGAGGAGGGAAAATGAATAAAATTTACATTTAACCCTTGCGATCTAGTGTAAACCATGATATAATAAAAGCGAACAAAAAAAACGCCAATCATGGCGAAGGAGGAAAAAAAATGAAAAAGATAATTGCCAAAGAAGTGAATCCGTCTTACGTAGATTTCAGTTATTATTTTGACGATGACGGGCTGAAAAGTGTTGGCGGTGAAAATTGCGCTGTGTATATCATACCTGCAAACAGAAGAGACGGCGGTTTCAATATGGAAGAGTACGAAGAAATCGAATATAGAGCCGATTCCTTAATAGAAGCATTCAAAGAAGTTTCCCCGGACAACGAATATTATCCAACATACAAAGAAGCCATGTTATCGCATAACATCGAATACACAAGTCACAAGTGTCACTTATTGAAAGAATGGGCAAAGTATGCAAATCCATACAATACAAGTGACATTGCAGAATTTTTAACCATTGTCACGGGCGAAGAATGGGATGTAAGAGCATTTAGAGGATATTCTCAGGGAGATTATTGCGAAGTGGTATATTGTGTCAACCACTACACACCGGAACGCATAACCGAAATAGGCGAGCTTTGGTTAGGTTGCGGAACAGAATTTTGCATTGAAGGCTGTTATGGGTATTTTGTTCCCGAAAGTATCCGCTGGCGAGAGGGTGAAACATTACGGAAATATTTGGCAGACTCTTACGGCTGTGAGCCGGAGGAACTAGAAATATACTTGTACGAAGGGGAACACATCGTAACCGATTATAAAAAAATGGATTAAGCCGGAAGGAGGGAGAATTAGAGAAACGGCCGAAAGGCCGTTTTTCTTTGTCCATTTTTTATTTGCTATTTTTCATTCTCAGTCTTTCCTTCTTCGCATGTGACTTTCGTAACTTTCGCCCGTAACTTTTGCTCGTAACTTTCGCCCGTAACTTTTGCT